AGTATGTGCCTTTAGTCCCTTTAAGTTTGTTATATAATGCGAAGATTATTAGAGAGGCAACACAGAGTCCTAAGCATATCTCAAATCCTCTCTCATCCCATAGTTTTGTTACTTTCTTCCACACCATCTTTATTCTTATTAAGATTTTCTTTTACAAGTGGGATACTCTTTTTACAGAGAGGGCATTCGGCTTTGTAGTGACCCCACTCCTGAATACATTTCTGGTGAAAGATATGGTCACATGAAAGTACCGCAACTTCATTTCCTGGTTTGAACTTGTCAGAGCAGATACTACAAGAGTTATCTTTCTCTTCATTTTCCTGATATTTACGTAATTTAACCTTGATTAGTTTCTTACTGTCGCGTTTCAGTTCACCTTCTGAACTACTCTCTCTCAATACTCTATCTAACATACTTTGTTCCATAGATAATACTTCATCAAACCAAAAGAACGCATCCAGGGGTGGTATGGGATCAATACTAGATAAAATACTGGTAATTTCTTCTAAATCGTGCGAAGAATCTTCAAGAACATAACTTTGACTAACCGTGGTTGTTTGTCCATTTTCTCCACCATATGTAGTTTCAATACTGAATCTAAATTCTGACATTGTTTCTTCTTAAAGTTTAATCAAGTGTTTCTAAATCATTTTTTTATTTTTAATAGAAAGGTGTTGAGTTCCACCCCAGATGGTTGAAAAGTTCTTGACAAACTTCATCATGGAAAAGTTTACGATCTATAGTTTTTAGTATGATAAACTCCTCTTTCTTACATGGATGTTTGTGACGTAACAGAAGCTGGTAAAGAACATACTGGGTATTGATAAAATTTTTACGATTAATGTGTTTAAATTTGCGGTCATATAACTCGGTGAGTGCATCAAAATCATCCAATAGCTGATCTTCCAAATGGTGGATATCATCTGCTTTCTTTCCGGTTAAAGTCTGGTGAATGAGATGTACATTCTCGTAATGATTAGAATATCCAAGTTCCTTCAAAAACATTAGAATATGGTTCTTCGTGATATTACGAAACCTTACATCTATAGGAGAACTCTTTGTACCTTCCAATAGATGATGGCGCTCAAATTGAACTTCAAGGTCGGTGTACACTACCGAAGGAATAGTGCTGTTCTGTTTTCCTTGATACTGCTTCACACAATCTCTAAAATGAACCTTGCGATCATACATATATTTACTTGATATATTAACTCTGTCTATATCATTATAGGAAGAGTTATGCTTCATCACTGTTTGTTGGGCAAAACATTTCATGCATATATAAGTATTTCGATCAATGATATCGAAATCTCTTTTATTACGGCAATTACCACAAACTATGTTATGTTGCTTAGTGTCACCAGTCTTATTGATATCTATGTATTTACGTGCCACATCCAAATAATTCTTAATGAGTTGTTTCTTTGCTTTATTTTCTTTTGTAGGTTTGCCCATGAAATTCATCTTGATAGGTACACGCAGTATATTCTTGTACTCCTCAATGAGGTGAACACTTTCAGCGATATAAAAATTTAGAGTTGCTTTAGTTTCAGCTTTCTTAATCAGATCTCCAAGACGTTCATACTCGTTCTTTAAGTTTCGACGAAGCCTCCCGGATAAAGTTTGAGACTCTAAGGATTTTTTCAGGTCTGTTAGTTTAGCCCTGTATGCAGGAAGCTTAGAATACTCTTCCTTAAATTGTTGACGAATCTTAGTATCGATTGTCAATATATTCTTGTTAGACATCGTCCTTTGTCTCTCTCCAAGATTTGTTTAAGTAACTCAGGGTAATTTCTTATCAGAATGATTATAGCACTATTAATTTATCCTAATATCGCTGTATTCGCTTGTAGACATGTCTAGATACAATTACGAGGTCTATCCAAAGCTTTCTCTTCCGCTGTAACCCTGTTACCCTTTCGTATGCAAACTTCTAGTTCAATCCCTGTAATTGAAGTTTAATCAGCCAATGGTCGAGTTTAGAATATTATTATTATTACCCATACTCAATTTCTCTATATTTTTTCTAATTTAAAAAATTAATATTGCACTATTAATAAAAATGGCATCTATTTGTACATCCAATGTAACATCTGGCTTCATTGATCTTGCGACTTTCGACGAGATCGAGAAGTATCTCTACGGTGGTCCCGACGCTACCGCATATTTCGTTCGTGAGACGCGCAAGTCCACGTGGTTCACTCAGGTCCCCGTTGTTCTATCGCGCGCTTCTGGCAACCCGGCTTTTGGCCAGGAATGGGCGGTCGCTATTTCTCGTGCTGGTGATTACTTGCTCCACACGTGGCTTCGTCTGCAGACCCCGGCGGTAGCCCTCTCAGTTGCGGCTAAAGCCGCTGGTAACGATACTCTTCGTTGGACTCGTAACTTCATGCACAACATCATTCGTGAGTGCTGCATCACGTTTAACGACCTTGTTGCTGCTCGGTTCGATAACTACCATTTGGACTTCTGGGCGGCCTTCACTGTCCCGGCCGGCAAGCGCAATGGCTACAACAACATGATCGGTAGTTTCCCGGCCATGACCCAAGGTAGCCCGGCCGGAACTATTCAGTCCTTTACTCTTAACCTCCCGCTCCCGTTCTTCTACAGTCGGGATAGTGGTGTTGCCCTCCCGACTGCGGCTCTCCCGTATAACGAGATGCGTGTAAACTTCGCCTTCCGCGACTGGAGTGATCTTCTTATCATGTCCCAGTCTGGTCTCCTCGGTGCAGAACAGCGCAAACCGATTGCCCCTCTTACCGATCTTGTCGGTGGAACCCCCGTTCTTGGCGTTACTCAGGTCTGGGCTGATTACGCTATTGTCTCCAATGACGAGCGTAAACGCATGGCTTGCGCCCCGCGTGACATCCTTATCGAACAGGTACAGACTGCTCCTCGCCAGGCCTTCACTCCGGCTACCAACGCGCAGCAGTCCTTTGACGTTCGCTTCTCGCACGCCATCAAGGTTCTCTTCTTCTCGGTTCGTAACAAAACGAACGGAGCTGAATGGTCGAACTACATGACCGCTTCCCCGACCAATACCGGTGCGGGTACGGTCAACTTCACCCCGGCCGGAACGGCTGACCCGATCCTTCAGACCTCGCTCATCTACGAGAACACCAATCGTCTCGCCCAGATGGGTTCGGACTACTTCGCGCTTGTCAACCCGTACTTCCATGCCCCGGTCATCCCGCTTGACACTGGATTCCACATGTACTCGTACTCGCTCGACTTCATCTGCCTCGACCCGATGGGATCCACTAACTACGGTAAGCTCACCAACGTCTCTGTCGTCCCGGAGGCGTCTGCCGCCGCTGTTGCTGCCGCCACTGGTGCCGGCGGTGACGGTGCTGACTACGTGCAGTCGTATGAGTTCATTATCACGGCCGTTAACAACAACATCATCCGTATCAGCGGAGGTGCCCTCGGTTTTCCTGTATTGTAAGGGTCCAACAAGTTGTCACACAATCCTATTTTTATACCTATTTCAAGTATAAAATTGATTTAAGGTTTTAACCATTTAGAGTAACGGGAAATGAGTTCACATAAAGTATCACCCTGGTATGGAGGCAAGCCGAGTGGTTGGCTGAACGGATCACAAGTCTGCTTTACCAGTTCAACCGGCCTCAAGTCTAAATTGCTACCTGACGTTGAGTCCGCCAGAGTATATCAACTAGCCATGTCTGACACACATGAGCTTACTAAAAATAAGTATCGAATAGTTATAGCCAAAAAACCGTACGTAGAAGTACAGCTACAAGGAGACCACATAATGAAGTGCGATATAGAACACTTACCTTTGGTGCAAGAACGTATTTGGACTGCAAATAAGGCAGTGGGTAAGTACTGCTGGTACGTGAAGTCTCGAGCTAGTAAGAAACGAGATCAGGACTACTGTTTGTTTCATCGCCGCGCTTATCCCCACATTAAGGAGATAGATCATATTAATCGTGATGGTTTGGATAACCGTAGCTGTAACATTCGCGAAGGTTCGGGGCGTGTTAATGCAACCAATCGACGAATTCAGAAGAATAATACATCGGGACATAAAGGAGTACGATTCGAGGAAGGTGCTAAAGCAAGGTGGAAAGCTCAGTGGGTAGACAAGGAGAGTGGGAAAAGGCGTACGAAGTCGTTCAGCGTGGCTAAGTACGGGGAGGAAGAAGCAAAGAAGTTGGCCATTGCTTGGCGCCTAAAGCACGCGCCTTGTCCCGAGGATTTCTGTTAATAGTACATAAATACCCCACTACATTTTGTGGTTTTCCTCAATTTTTATACAAGAATTTGTATAAAATCACGCCTCTAGTGCCGCAACCCTGTCTGTGAGCGTCCGAACCATCTCCTGTAGCGCTTCTATTTTTGCTTCTGCTGCCGCTAATTTTATTTTTTCTGCTTGCTGTATTCGATCGATCTCTTGTGTCGCAGAAAAGTGCATTGCAAATATTTTCTGTTTATCCAACGTGTGGAAATCGTCTACTTCCTTGCCATAACAGAAGACATGCGCATAGGAAGCATCGAACGTAAAACTTCCATCTGCATTCCCAACGACTTCTTTCATAATTTCACCTTCACTTGTATTATTACTGACATAGAACTTGTATTTCACCCCAC